GCAAAGAAATTATTGAAGAACAATGAACGTAAAAATACTACAAGGCGACTGCATCGAGCAGTTAAAAACTTTACCGGAACAATCTGTGAATTGTTGCGTAACAAGTCCTCCGTATTGGGGATTACGCGATTACGGAACAGGCATTTGGGTTGGCGGCGATACAGCATGTTCTCATAAGCGGGACAGCAAGCAGTCGGATAAGACGCAAACAGGTCATAGGAATCTAGAAGGAGCGGTTGGAGATGGTATATATAAAGACGTTTGCAAACGATGCGGTGCAGTCCGAAAGGACGAACAGGTTGGGCTTGAGCTAACTCCGGAGCAATACACGGCAAAGATAGTGGCCGTGTTTAGGGAGGTACATCGTGTTCTGAAAGATGATGGCACGTTGTGGCTTAACCTTGGCGATTCATACGCATCCTACAGGGATGGAAAGGCAACTCCGGATTCGTCTAGGAACGGAGACACTGGGACTCTTGTTGATAGCGGTCTTGCCAAGAACGGGATGGCATCCACTTTCGCCGGAAGCAGTGTCAAGCACAAGGATCTGGTTGGCATCCCTTGGCGGGTAGCATTCGCTCTACAAGCAGACGGATGGTATTTGCGTCAGGACATTATCTGGCACAAGCCAAACCCAATGCCGGAGTCGGTTCGGGATAGATGCACCAAGGCTCACGAATACATTTTCTTGATGACTAAGAAGCCGAATTATTATTTTAATAACGAGGCTATGAGGGAACCCGGCGTGATGCCAGCAGGCACAAAGGGGGCGAGGGGTAGCACAGAACGCCAAGGACAAAAAGGCGTAAATGCACGCCCGCCAGAATACAAGATTTATGATGGTTTTCGCAATCGTAGGAGCGTTTGGTCGGTTAATGTTAAGCCCTACAAAGAAGCTCACTTTGCCGTATATCCTTCAGAACTAATCGAACCATGCATACTGGCCGGATGTCCGGTTGGTGGAACTGTTCTTGATCCATTCGGTGGTAGCGGGACGACTGCACAGGTAGCCGTGGAGCATGGTAGGAATGCGATCCTTTGCGAACTTAATCCTGAATATATAAAGCTAATCAAGAAAAGGATTGCAGAGGCACAGCCTTTGCTTTTAATGTAGGGCTAAATGAGCGTACTTCTGGATTGGATCATTGTCGGGGCAGGATTGGCAATAGGAAAGCTTCTTGTTGCCATTGCGGTAATCACAGCCATAACAGCAATTCTTGCTGTTTTATTTATTATAGAGGAGAAAACAAAATGAAACTATGGACAAATAACACTAACTCCATCCACAAGGTGGATGACAACCTACTTCACGTTCGCAATACCTACGTTCTACCAGATGAACTTACTGGAGGAATATGGACTGACTCTATTCCATGCCCACATAAGATCAAGCCGTACTACAAAGGCAGGTCGGCTGGTGGTGCGACAGCCGTGTATCGGGCTGGTGCGATTGGGGATGCAATCATTGCAACCGCATTCGTAAACTACTTAGTGCAGGAGTCGGGTGGGGTGGTAGATGTTTATGCGCCTGCTCGTAACCTTCCTCTCTACGCTGGGCTGGGGGCAAAGTTATATCCGCTGCCTTGCACGCTTGAGGCGTGGGAATCGTATGACTCGCATTTGCCTACTGACGATTTGTTCAGCGGGCAGGTTGGGGATACAAAGCTTGGGACTGGTGGTGGAAACTGCTACAAGCGCATTTACGAGTGGATGGGTGTATGGGACGAGAAGACTATGGCTAAGTATTGTAAGCCGATCCTGCACCTGATTGAGCCTGACCACGACGAGCTAAAGGCGTTAGGCAAGTGGCCGTTGCCGAATAAGTATTTCGCTTATCACGTTTCGTCGAGTGGACCAACGCGAACTTACCCACCTAAGATGGGGCAGGATGCGGTGCTGGCGTTATTGGAAGCTTATCCACAACATCACGCTGTAATTATCGGGCTGGACAACAGCAACAACTTCCATGTCGATCATCCTCGCGTGATTGATTTGTTCAACACGACGAAGGCGATCAGATCGTTGTTCCCAGTCGTGGCCAACGCTGACTTTGTTGTGGCTCCAGATAGCAGTGTGAATCACATTGCTGCTGGGCTTAACACGCCGTGCGTGTCGCTGTGGGGATCATACGATCCAGCGGACAGAATGACGTACTACCCTCTCAACGTATCAGTGTTCAAGCCTGACGTTTGCCCACACGCACCTTGTCGTCCTCATGCTGGCTTGCCACAAGCGAAGTGTAAGGACGCAACGAACAAGACACCGAAGACTCAGATGTGGTGCAATGCTCTGCGCAATATAACAGCCGAAGATATTGTGCTTGCATCGAGGAAGGCGATTGACCTAGATTTCGGACAAGGAGATAAAAAATGACAAAACAAGAATTGATACAAAAGTTTGAAGAGAATATTGAGAAGGCTCGGAAAGTTTACGATAACGGCGAGCGTCAACAGATGCAGATGCGTGGCATCATTGCGATGCTCGAAGACGAGCTAAAGAACTTCAAGGGCAAATCCTAATCACTCCGGCGTATGGTACACAGGGAGATCCTGTGTCTGGCTCCTCATTGTGTGTCGGCCACTTGAAACAAAGCCGGATGATTTAATATGAGTGCAAAAGCTAATGCAGAAAAGGTGGTAGGTCCGATTGAATGGCAGTCCGAGAATCACGGACTTTGCCGTTGTCCAGGCGAACATCTTCACTCCAGTCATACCCGCGTTCGGGATACAACCGTGTTCATTGATGGAGTGCCTACAATCTTTTGCTGGCATACAAGCTGTCAAATGATTCGGGATGATATGAATTACAAGTTGCGGAAGATATTGCTCAACGATCCGCTGATGAGGCCGTTGCCATCCATGAGAACGATTGGTACTGATGCATCAAAACTGATCATTCAGAAGGACTTTGAGACTGAACTAAATGAGCGAATCGCAATACTTGCAGAGTCAAACAAGGTCAAGTACCTCAACGAATACAATTGGGATCCAGCCGATATGTATGAGGAGAGTCCTCAAGCCTTGGGTGATGATACGAATGATTACCATTGCCTGTTAAGTTTGTTTCAACCTCACGACAATATCTGGATTGGTGCGGTCAAGGATAGCGGGAATCACCCGCAGAACTTCAGGAGTCAATCGGAGTGGTCTGGGTTGGCTGAACCAGTCGGGCAGTTTACAACAGGGGCGGTGTTTAAGGCTGGGACGATCAGCAGATCGAATGACAATGTTGAACTGCGACGCTACTTGGTGGTGGAGTCGGACGTGCTTACTAAGCCACAGATGGGTGCGGTGTTCCGAGTTATGCGGGAGAAGTTTAAGATGAAGCTTTACGCAATCGTTGACACTGGTGGGAAGAGTATGCATGCATGGTTTGAGAATCCACCATTCGAAAAATATGAGAAACAATTAAAGTCTTTCATTATTCCTTTGGGATGCGATCCTGCAACATTCAAGCCTAGTCAGCCAATAAGGATGCCTGGGGCTAAAAGAGAAGACAAAACACAGAGCCTTCTATGGTTCTGCAAGGAGGGTAAATGATAGAGCCAGCAGTAGCGTTGGGACTGATACAGGAGCCGAATAGTATTCCACCCATCAAGACTTATGCGGAGTTGATGTCCGAAAACATCCAAGAGCCAAACGTGCTTATGGATGGACTCCTGCACCAAGGCGGGAAGCTCTTGCTTGGTGGTGGAAGCAAAGCGTACAAGTCATGGAGTTTGATTGACCTAGCCATCAGCCTACATACAGGAACTCCGTGGTGGGGGGTTAAGTGTGCCAAGTCGCGCGTGCTGTTCATCAACTTCGAGATTCAGGAGTGGTCGTTTAGAGGCAGGTTGTTTGACGTAGCTAAGGCCAAGGGCGTGCAGGATCAAGTGGGTGACATGTCAACATGGACGCTACGAGGCCATGCCGCAGACCTTACCCTTATACGACCAATCATCGAGGAACACATCCGAGACAAGGGCTACCAAGCGATCATCTTAGACCCTAACTACATGCTGATGGGGGATAGGGACGAGAACAACGCTGGGGATATGGCTCAACTTATGAACGAGTTTGAGATGCTTGCGACCCGCCACAACCTGTCTGTCATCCTGTCACATCACTTCAGCAAGGGTAACAAGAGCGGTAGCGAGTCTATTGATAGGTTCAGCGGGTCAGGTGTTTTTGCGCGTAACCCCGATTCCTTGGTCGTTTTGACCGCTCATGAAGAGGATGAGCGCACCTTCACCTGCGAGGTGACGTTGCGTAACTTTGCCCCGATTGACAGCTTTGTTGTCCAGTGGAACTATCCAATGTTTAAGGCCAACTACGCACTCAATCCTGACAAGCTAAAGAAGCCTGGTGCGCACAAGAGCGTTGATGACACAAGGCTGTTAAGGGAGATGGGAAGCAAGGACTGGGTGGCCAATGATTTGGTCAGAACCATGTCAGGCAAGTTTGAAGTGTCGGACAGGACGGTTTATAGGTACATTAAGAGGCTTGTCAGTGCTGGCAAGATATTGATTGAGAATGGTTTATACACTGCCAACCAAGCAGAGTTTTGATTATACTGCCATAATTAGCTGACTAACTGAAAAATTACTGACAACTACACTATGACAGACCCTATATATATAGAACATATAATACATCACGAAGCAGGAAGGGGTACAGGCTTATTGCATGCCTGTCCCCTGCCTTCCTGCGTAGTGTTTTTCTGGAAATGAAAGAAAAAGGCTGGCAGGGGGAGGCTGTGTGGCTACCTATTGAAAAAGGGTGTGATACAATGGGCGGACAGATGGATCAAGATAAGGAGCGTTATAGGAGGGCTTGCAGGTTTATACACTTGTTAAGCCTAGAGAATGCACAGCTACATGCAGTTGTGAGGATATTTGGGCAGCTGGTGGACGATATGAACAATAACTGCTCCTATGAGGTGTTTGAAGCCGAATGGAAGGATATTACGGAGGCTATGGACAGGCTGGCATCGTTCTTTGCCAGGCATCAGAAGAACTTGAAAGAATTGCATGATGAATGCCCAACGGAGGATAAGGAATGAAAAAGAAAGGCTCTAGGATGCCACGTAATCGAGCGCAAATGCCCCCAGAACGCATCGATAAGGCAAACCAAGTAGGGGATAGCCAAAATAAGGACATAAAGGCCAACAAAGGCGTTACATATAGGCCACTGGGTAACAGGGCGTGTTGTTGCTTTATTGGAAAATAGAAATTGAAAAATTCCAAAATTTTTCAATTTTCCAGATTCCCAAATTCCCCCTTATAGGGGGTTTTCCTTGGCCATAAAAAGTTGATGCAAAAAAATCTTGAAAAAAATTTACTTCACACAAGTTAAATATCCGCACATGTGAAATATCTACATGGGCAAAAATAAACCGGAGAAGGGATGGAACCTCCTCCGGTTGTTTGATTATCCACCTATGCTACACACACCACAATAAAGCCATTCCTTTACTTGGTTTACTTTCAAAGTTCCCGAACAATCACGGGCATAGGGGTTGTGATTTATTACCACATATTTCGCTGGTCTCCCACAATCTCCACATAGCAACGGGATTCCATCAACTACTTTCCCAGCGTCCACTCCTCCGGTAAGTGTGAACGGCTTGTGGATTGAATGGTTTTGCGGTGGCATATCTGGATTGCTGGCAATCTCGACATACGTTCTTTGTTCCTTGTGGTCATAGTAGGCATTGTGATTCATTTCCTTTCCCCTCCCATTCTTCCTTGAGCTAGGAACCTATGCTCTCCGGCTCCATGCCAAGGAACCAATTCGACAAGATAGGTTGTCGATCCAGTGACGTTGTCATGTTGCAGTTCAACTCTAACGGCTCCGTTCCAACATGCTGAATGGCTAATCAATTCGCGATGACCGCAACGTGTCGCGACTCCTTTCGATCCAACTATCGTTCCATACAATGCGCTCATATTGTGTGTCTCCTTTTCTTTTTTTTCTTTTAGGTAAACCCTATCGGGTCAAACCTTTGCTTCCCCCATGCTAAAGGGGAAGACAAGGTTGGACTATTTCCGGTTGTCCCAAAGCATCCAGACGAATGCTATGAGTCCGGCACCAAGAATCAAACCATGAGCGAACACGACGGGGACATTCATAGACAAACCTCACCGGAGGCAACGCTAGGAGCGTTCTTCTCTAACTTTCCGTCCTCGTATCCCTCATTGTATCCGGCTTTGTAATTCCTATCCGCTGAAAGGATAGTGTGAGTGTATCCCTTCAATCCATCATCGTATCCGGCTTGGTATCCGTCTTCCCATGCTTCCGAGGTTGCATCCACTCCGGACGCGACCTCATAGTCAGGGAACAATTCCTTCTCATTCGATTTGTGTGCATCATAATAGCTACCATATCCGGAATAATATCCGGAAGATCCGAGAGACTTGGAATCCTTGGAACCGAAAGAGCGGGAAGGCATAGGCTTGACCGATTCTTTTTCTATGATCTTCCCATCCTGAATCGTGGTGGCGTAGTCCGGTTTGAGCATCCACGGCGCGTTTGGAACCTTATCAAAAAGGCTCGCAAGCTTTGTCACGTCATGGAGCGTTGTCCCGACTACAATGCCTCCGGAGACTAGGCAAATATGAAGGTTAGGTGTGCTGTCCCGATATATCGTCAAGGCTCCTCCGGAACGGAGAATAAGAATCCCCGCATATCCGGAGTAATACTTGGACAATTCCTTCCAACCTTTGCCTATCGTGAACGTGTTGAATAGGTCTTCACTATCACACACTCCCTTTTTGGCTCTCTTCTTTCCGGAGTAATCCACTATGCCATTATGAACCAAGGCAAGATCATCATTCAAGAATGGGTGAGTATTCTCCACTCCTAGCGAATTGGTGGAGATTCTGCCATGGAAGATCCCTCCAGTGCATGGAGAAAGCTTCCCCTTTGCCTCATAAGGTTGGTCTGCCAAGTTTTCCCACTCGCCGGCCTCCGGATAATTGTATCCGAGGAGCGATCCGGTTGTGAGACGTAGGGATGTTATCCCTTTAATATCCCCACCGGATAGAGCATATCCAAAGCCGTCTTTTTGATCCTTGAGAAGATCGCGAGCGGTCTGGATAATCTCCGAGAGCCTACCTTCACTAACTTTTTCAGACACCGAGAATCCTAATAGTTTGCACATATTGTCTTTTCCTTTCCTTTAGCTAATCGCCATTCCATCCGTAAGATGGATCTTGTTTTCTTCAATAAGTTTAGTCCGGAGTGAGTGTGCATGATGGATGTGAAACTGCCGGAAACGTCTCCATACATAGAGCCGGATCGACTCCGGAAGAGTTTCCATCCGGATAAGTTCCTCGACTCCCAATACCAAGGAATTGCCGTCATGCTTTTTCGCCACAGCGTCAATCTCGGAAGAGTTTTGGATGAATTGACAAAGCTTAATCCAACCTAAAACTTTCCAAAAATCTAACGTGCCTCCATGGAGTCTAACTTCTATCGTCTTATGCTTCCGGTACGCGGAAAGATAATTTATCATGACATATCGTTCAGTGCTGAAACGATATGTTCCATGCCTAAGAATCGCTCTATTCATCTGACAGAATCGATTCTCTAATCGCGATGGAGCCACCAATTTCATGAGAGCCGGAAGAGCCTTAACAAGCCTTTTCGCTCTCTTTGTCGCTGTTACTTTAGATACTCCACGCTGATCTAAGTGAACATGCATTCCGCATGTAGTATTGACCTCACCGCCCATAGCGTTAATCTTATCGACTATGCCTTTAAGCCTCACTGGATTCTCGCTACGCATTGTCACTTTAACTTCAGCACCGGAGCCATCTTCTCCGAAATGATCTTCATATCTCACCGAGCCATCTCCGACAACCTCTGTTAGCATTCCTAGATCCTTTTCCGTTGGAACGGAATAATCTTTGTGGAACACGCACTCCAATTCAACAGAAACTAGGTTCCCGCTGAATGCTTTCATGTACTTATCTTTTACGTCTTCCGGACGTTTGTTTTCGACTCTGTTATAACTCCTAGCAAGCCGGATCGCGTTTCTTCCGTTCCTAATCTCTTGACGCTCCTCCAACGTCATTTCCTCGGTTGCAGTCTTACTCCTGACCGCCACCGCTTTCGGTTGCCATGCGTAGGCTTGACGACTCTTGACTAATATCCCACGATAAAACTCATTCATGAGTCTTTCTCTATCCGCTTTGGCGGGGATAGTTTCCGCTCCCGATTGTGTGTTTTCCATAGGTCAAGATTGCCTCTTCCGGTTGAATGCGTAAAGCTTTTTTTTAAGCCTCCGGTGTGCTATTTTTGGGGGGTATGGGGTATCAAACCGACTCACGAAAACGATTTTTAGAGGCATTCTCGAACGATTTTTTGGAGCCATTTCGCCATAAAAACGCATATACGTTGAAAATATGACATCCGGAGGAACTATGGAAGATGGCGTAAAAGGTATTGAACTTAACAATACAGATCCAGAAACAGTGTGTTGCAAAGAAAAAGACGGAAAAAGTTTAATTGAGCCACCGGTGAGGCCGCCTCCGGACACTGTTCCAAAACTCACAAAGGAAGTGACGGAAAAGGTTTGTGAGTATATCCGAAAAGGTTTGACGTGGGAGAAAGCCGGAGAGATTATGGGCATTAGCCCGAACACTCTCCGGTGTTGGACGCAAAGGCACGCTCCGTTCGCACTAGCTATAAAAAAGGCTCGACGCGAACTAGAGGTAAACCTTTTAGAGTCAATTAACAATGCCGGAGAAAAATCATGGCAGGCTAAAGCGTGGATGCTTGAAAGATCGTTCGGATATGTCCAAGCTCCTAACAGAGTGGAAGTTAAGCAAGATGTTCAGCATGGTTTGTCTCCGGCCTTGGCTCAGCTTCTCGCCGGATATAATTCAAAAAACGTGCAATCCATTGAACCGAAAGAAGTTAGACAAATTGAAGCGGAAGTTGTTGATATTCAATGCCTCAAACCTGCTAAAGACAATAATCATTGTGCGACAAACACCACCGAAAAAGTTTTAGAAGTTTCTGAAGTGAAAAGAAAACGTCATAAACCTATGAGACGCAAGAGGTTATGTAAGGGACACGACACCCCTACCCCCAGCCCCCATCCCGCTGAGAAAAATGTTAATACCCCCTAAGTGTTTGCGACACAAAATAAAAAGAGGTCTATGTGACAAAGCCAATTAAAAGCAAACAAAAGTCACCAGAAGAGATTATTGCAGAAATCTCAAAACCAGTTGGATTTGCACAACATGTTCTAGGACTAAAGCTTTACGACTGGCAACGCAAAGTTCTCAAAGATATGGAGACACAACAGGCTAGAGTAGCGTTAAGAGCAGCAAACGGATCTGGAAAGACTTCCACTGTAATAGCTTCAGTATTGCTATGGCATTGTTTCACGTTTCAGCGGTCAATAGCTGTAACTACAGCAGGCGTATTCAGGCAAGTCGAAAGTCAGTTGTGGCCAAACCTACGCTCGCTTGTGGCTCGTATAGGATCAGGATGGGAAGTCACATCCGGCGAGATCCGCTATCTTCACCCCAACGGCAACACCAGCCGTATCATAGGCTATTCAGCCACCGATCCTGGCAGAGCCGAAGGTTGGCATGCCGAGAACCATAAAACAGCTCCCCTGCTTATGGTCGTTGACGAAGCCAAAACTGTATCCGACCCACTATTCGAGGCCATCAGTCGATGCCAACCCACCCGCCTGCTTATCGCATCCAGTCCTGGCGGTACTAGCGGTGCGTTCTACCGAGCCTTTACCAAGGAGGCCAATATGTGGAAGAAGCATGCTGTCACGGCGTTTGACTGCCCCCACATAACCCAAGAGCAGATCGATGAGATAACCCAGCGTTACGGAGAAAAGCATCCCCTAACCCGATCCATGATATACGGCGAGTTTGTTGACATAGGAGCAGAAAGCTTAGTCATAAACCTTGCCCAGCTCCAGAACTGCTACAACACGCCACCAAGGTTCAGGCCAGGGGTCAGGATAGCTGGCGTTGACTTTGCGGCTGGTGGGGATCAGAACGTAATCTGCATAAGCGATGGAAACAAGATCCTTCCTATGATCGCATGGCGTGAAAAGGACACGATGTCAGCCGTAGGCAGGTTTATAGTCGAGTTTAAGAAGGCTGGGCTGGAAGCTAATAACATCTACGCTGACGCAAGCGGTATGGGCATGGTTATGTGCGATGCCTTGGCTGAGTCTGGCTGGATTGTCAATAGGGTGAATTTTGGTGGTTCCCCATACGATGGCAACGCCTATACCAACAGATCGGCTGAAATGTGGTACGGCATGGCAAAGAAGATTGAGGATGCTGAGATTATCCTGCCGGAAGACGAGGACTTAACAGCCCAGCTTACTTGCAGGCGTACCATCACCAATAGCAAGGGCAAGCTAGGCGTGGAATCCAAGGACTCAATGCGTGCCAGAGGCATAGCCTCACCCGACAGGGCTGATGCTTTGGCATTGTGCGTAAGTGGTGCTAATGTCGGCTTGGACTTGACTTTCCAAATAGAACGTCCAACTTGGAAGTCACTTCAGGAAATGATGGTGTCACACGACCCTGTCATGTCTGGATTTGACGCAGGAGGATAAACACTATGAATATCTGGAATTGGATTACTTCAAATTGGCAAGAGATCGTAGCCGCTGTAGGTGGCATCGTTCTCGCAGCTCGCATCATTGTTAAACTCACACCGACCCCAGCGGATGATTCGTTCTTGGAAAAGATCGTAAACTTCCTAAAGACAGTCGGACTAAATATTAAATAATATTTTGTGCTGCGTGCAATCCTTGAGATCATCGCAGCCGTGTTTCGCCTCATTCCGAATTGGAAAGAGAAGCGAGTACAGAACATCGAAGGTGAGTGGAAGCATAACCGCGAAGCTATTGAGCGTGATCTGCGCGGTGAGTCTTGGTGGTTGCGCAACAACGACACCAGTAACACACACAACGGGGATAGTTGAGGAGTTGATGAAAGATCCTACCTATACCGAAATCCGCAGAGGCACACCTGGAACTCGTGAGTGGGCGAGGAAAGCCTTGAATGCAGTCAACGATCTTTCTTACGAACTTAAAGTGGAGCGCAACAAATGAACGCTAAAGATACACGCCGTACAGATTATTACACCAGAATCATCGAGGCACTAAACCAGCGCGAGACTTGGGAGAACCGCCAGAGGTTGTTCTATCAAGCCCGCTACTTTGGTGTGCGCCGTAAGGTCAAGCCTTGGCCTACAGCCGCCGACCTGCACGTTCAGTTAATCGACACAGCGATTGAGAAGCTCAAGCCCAGCTTCGTCAACAGCGCAATTGGCAACGACATCCTTTCCACATTTGTACCAATGCGCCAGCAGTTAACCCCGCTGACCGTATCAGCCGAGCGTTGGTTCGATTACAATATGCGCGAGCGTACAAACTTCCAGAAAGAGATTGTTTCCGTAATCGACAACTTGCTTCTCTATGGCCGTGGCGTGTCAAAGGTAATCTGGAACGAGGACAAGAAGCGCATTGAGTTTGAGGCCATTGATCCATTCCACATCATCGTTCCTTCTTATACCAAGGAGTTCAAAGATGCAGATTTCATCGTTCACATCATCTCAACGAGTGTCGATTCCTATAAGGCAAATCCCTTGTACAAGCAGGATGAGGACTTTATCAAAACAATTTCGGGTAAA